CATTGGTTTGCCAGTGCCCCGTCAAATGTCTTGGTGATGTAGTTTGCTGAGCCAATTGAAAATGTTGAATTCAACGCAGAACCACCCGCCGGCCCTGGCGTTGATCCGGTCGGACCTTGTGCCGTCAAATATGAGCCAATGCTTGTGTTGCCGGCAGCACCACCATTGGTGATCGCAATTGATGCGCCAGGAGTCACTGTGATAAATCCAGCAGCAACGGTAAAAACAAGGATTGTCCCGTTGCTATAAACGCCGCTGCTGATTGTGGCTCGCAACCGAGTGACGCCAGACGGAACCGTAAACGTGTCTGATCCGCTGGTTACCTTGTAATACAAGCTGAATTGCAGGACGCCGGTGCTGATCGTTGGGGTCGTGGCAACAGCGCTGATGATCTCGTTATTGGTCCCGCCGATCGTGATCGTCGTGCCATCAGGACGCAACGCACCAATCTGAGCCGTTGTGGCAACCGGCAGAGCTGCACGCTTGATGATTGCGTCGTAGTTCAGAACCGACGAGATTGAATCGCGGTATAGATAACCACCACCGCTTACCGGCAGAGATTGACCCGTGGTCGACAATGTGCTGCCAACGTAGCTCAACCCTGAGCCAACCGTGACGTTGCCGATGCCGCCAGCTCCATCAGCACGCAGAATCGACGTGCCGCTCGTGATGCCCGTCAGATCGTTGATGCCAGAGATGTTGTCGTAAGTGCCGATTGTGACCGCAGCAGCAGTCTGCAACACAAACTTATAAGACACTCCAACCGTCAGCCAAACCTCGTTGGCAATGCGCCCTGCGGCATCCAACACAATTGGGTTAGCGCTGGCAATGGTTCCCGTGTTGCTGGTATACGTCGCTTGTGGCGTCGTGGTTCCTGCGGTGTACGTATACAGCAGACCGCCAGCCAGCGGGATTCCGAGATTATCGAAGAACTGCCAACCGGCGCCAGCTAACGGGGAAAGTTTAACAGCCATTATTGAGCCTGTGATGCCTTAAATGCAGAAACCAGCGCGTCATAGTTAGATCCAATCTGCGCCTTCAGCACGTCACGAATACGGACCGATTTATTCTGCTCAGCTTTTTCGGTGCGAACCAGAACGCGCAAACGGTCGCGGTACTGAAGATCGCCAATTTGAGCAACTTGATCATCGCTTAGATCGTGCGGCAAATCTTCGGTTTTGATCGTGCGAAATGCTTCCAAGTCTGCCGGCCATTCGCCAGCCGGAAGCGCTGCAAGCATCGCTGAATAATTGTCAATGTTGAGCTGGTAGCCGTAGATTTCCATTTCACGATGGAACGCATTCATGACTAGGCCAGCTTGTTTTTCTTGGTCGGTGATCATGGGTTACCTTGATTGATTAGCAAAAGATACGTAAGAAGCAGTACCAGGAAAGGTTCCGGGATCGGAATATTTTGCACCAAAACCGCCAGACGTCCAGGCAAAAACAGCAGTATAAGGATTGGCGTTTTTTTGTCCGGTCGCAATTGCGTTGCTTGTACTGGACCAATCCATTGAAAATGCGTAAGCCGGAGCGGAAACAGGATTGGCATATTTTGTACCAAATCCAGCGCCCCATTGATAAGCATTGACCGTTGGGCTGCCAAGATTTACGGTTGCAATTGTCGCCCCGTCGCCGCTAAATTTCAAAGAATTTACTGCTGTACTCAAGGCAACCGATGGGTTGGAATATTTTGTTCCGAATCCAGCAGAAGTAACAGGATAAGCGTACAAAAACGGAGCGGTGTTGGTGCCGCAAATTAAATCGTTTGTTACTTTGTTAAACGAAATTGCAATTTCGCCCAATGGATACCCTGCCGGCAAACTTGATGGGCTTGCATATCTGGTGCCGAAACCACCAGACCAAGGATAAAGAGCAATTGCTGGTGCTGCTGGATTACCCGGAGTGCCGCCGCTTGAAAATATCTGAAACGCTACTTGACTGCTGTCTGCATTGAGCGTGATCCCCCGTGGGGTATTGCCGCTTGTAAGCAAAGATCCATTTGCGTATTTTGACCCAAATCCGCTTGCCGTGCTCCAAGCCCACGCTTGAGGATACGACGGCACGTTGTTGTTAACCGTCAGAATCGCATTCAAGTTGTTGGTCCACGTGTAACCAGTAGGACCGTTAGACGCTGGGTTTAATTGACTTGCAGGATCGGCATATTTGGTTCCAAAACCCAACCCAGACCATTGCCATACGTTCAAATATGGAGCAACCCATGTTGACGCTGAAATGTTGGAGTTGTCGGTTACAAAAGAAACCTCATGAACCTCTGCTGTAACGCTTGGCGTTGTAAATGCCGTACCAAACCCTGACGTTGAATTCCAAGGGTAAACAGTAATGCGTTTTGAAGTTGTTGCGCCACCGTAAGCGATATAAGCCGATGGGGTAACAGCAGGAGTAGAACCGCCTCCTCCTGTAAACATCATCCCGAGGAAACCGCTCATGTCACTCCGGTCCCGCTAACGTACCAAGTGTTAACAGCGACCTTGAGCATCGTTGCAATACCGTTGCTGGCCAATGATCGAGTGCCGGCAGAGCTGGAGTTGGCGAGCTGGAGCGTAACGCCAGATGCCGGAATGATGCTCAACGCCGTGTTGTTGCTGACAACCGTAATCACCGTGCCAATATCAAACGCCACCGTCGCATTGAGCGGAACCGTGATGCTGCCGGTGATGTAGTAATGCTTGGCGTTATCAGACAGAATCAGCGTGCCGCTCGTATTGGCCGACTGAGGCATCGTCCGATAACCGAATGCGTAGCTATTGCCGTCGCTGTCTTGGACAGTTGAAGCGCTTGCCAACGCGGTAACGGTCTTGTTAGTCAGCGTTTGAGTGCCGGCCAGCGTAACCACCGTCGAATCAATTGAAATTGTGCCGGAGCTGGTGATCGTGCCACCAGTCAGCCCTGTTCCCGTCGCTACGCTAGTGACCGTGCCAGCCACAGAATAGTTGGGAATGTTTAGCACGTTGGAAATCAACGTAGCAGCACCCGTTGAACCAGTTGTGGTCAATGAGATCGGTGCTTGAAAGTCTGTGCCGGCAGAAGCAGCGCTAACCCCTGTACCGTTGCCCTTAAGCAAACCTGTGACGCTGGTCGTGAGCGTTATTACTGGCGTTGTGGTAGCGGTTGCAACCGTGCCGCCAAACCCGTTTGCGCTAACAACCGATGCGCTGGTCACCGTGCCAGTACCGGCGCCGGCAGCGTAGTTTGGAATGTTAAGCACATTGGATGCAAACGTCGCCGCTCCGCTTGTGCCAACTGTTGTCAGGCTGATGGGAGCTTGGTAATCCGTACCCGCTGCCGCATTCGCTAGAGCGCCACCAGAACCCGCTTTGAGCAGCGCAGAGCCACTTGGCGGTGTCAGGTAGTCGGTATTAGCCGTTGCTGCGCTGACGGTCGTGCCATCGCCTTTTAGGACGCCTGTGACGGTCGTGCTCAGCGTTATAGCCGGTGACGTCGTTGGATTTGATACCGTTCCCGCAAGACCATTGGCAGAAGCAACGCTGACGGTCGTGACCGTGCCGCTGCCGCCGCCGCCACCCGCTCCAGATGTTGCTCTAAGTGTCATTAAAGACCTTCGCCTGGGGTAATTTCAAATGCGCCTGCTGCGTCAGCTTGAAACCAAGCGTTTGCAGGAATGCCACCAAAGACCTCAACCGAGCTAGGCAAAAATCCAAGCGTCTGCCGTTTGGGGCTTCCGGCTGTCGGAGCTGCAACCGTAATCGTTGGCGTTGCATTGCCAGGAGTCGGCGCTACCCATGCAAGATACTGCGCCGACGCGCTGGTATTGCGGACCCGATAGCTCGTTGGGTTGTCGTTGTTGTTGGTCGAAACCTGCACCGGAGACGTGCCAACTAGATAGGTCGGCCCAAACGGCGTAAATGGTGAGTTATACATTGATTAACACCCAAGAAGTTGTTGGTTCGTCCCATTTATACCGCTGACCGTCAGTAGGCATTGGCGTTGGAGCATCCCACAGGCAAGTGGTTTCATTTAACGTCCAACTTGAAAATGGTTGCGGTGGGATAAATGCGTCGCGGTTTGGATCGTATGTGTAACCAATTCCGGCATAGTTCTTTCGGAATGGATTGTTGTTTGGATGCTTTCCACCTTGCGTGTTGTAACTAGTGCGTTTCCAAATGTTACCTGTTTCAAGAAATAAAATTTGTTCCATTTCCGGTTTAACAATTTCATCCCATCCGGGGATAACACGAATGACAATATTTTCGTCATTAAGCTCTGCGTAATGTGCCATATTCATTACCAAGAAATTGTGCCGGTCCCGCCGGTAAACGTATAAACCGTGTACCCGCCTGAAGTCGTTTTTGTGGATGTCAAACCGCCTCCAATAGAAACTAGATCTTTATAAGTGGACAGATAACGAAGAATTACGATTCCAGAACCGCCATTTCCTGTTGGCGTTCCACCAAAGTTTGAAAGACCAGCGCCGCCGCCGCCGCCTGTATTAGCACCTGCTGCGCCCCCATTGGTGCTTCCCCCAGCGGTACTTCCTCCAGCCTGACCTGCATTTCGTCCGGAACCTCCAGTTCCAGCAGATCCGGTTTCGGTTGAACCACCGCCGCCGCCGCCATTCCCACCGTTTCCACCACCATTACCAGATTGGAACCCGTCTCCGCCGCCGCCACCAGCATAATAATAATTATTGCCATCAATGTTAGATTGAACGCCAATTCCACCAGCGCCGCCTTTTGCAGAAGACGATGCTGCGGTTTGACCTGCTGCGCCAGCACCGCCGCCACCGCCACCGGGGTAGTTCGTAGATCCACCGCCGCCGCTTCCACCGGCGTAACCTTGGTTTGCAGTCCCCGATCCACCTACTCCATTATTAGCACCACCACCACCTCCGGAGCCACCAGATGGTGCGGTAGTTCCCGCTACATTCACATATCCCTGTCCACCACCACCAGCAGTAGACGTAATTGACCCTAAAACAGATTGATTTCCATTTCCTCCATTCGTAACTGAAACAGAAGTACCAGTTCCACCAGCACCTACTGTTACTGTATATGAAACTCCAGCAGTTACGGATAATGGGCTTTCCGCTGAAGCACCGCCGCCAGACGATTCGCCCGTAACAGAAGAACGATAACCACCTGCGCCGCCTCCGGCCCCTCCAGCGGTTCCACCCATACCACCAGCACCACCACCAGCAACAACAATATATTGAACCGATGGTGGTGCGACTGGAATAGGTTTCCCGCCCAACACAGCAAGCATGATTCCACTCATGACACGTTGCCCGTCAGAACGCAAGAGCCAGTAGCGTAAAAAAGCACGGTGCAGACGCCTCGCGCCGCAAGGGTTGCTGATGTTACCGTTGTATCACTTCCGGCAATTTTTGTGGTCACCGCAGAACAAGTAATTGTCAGCGTACCGGAAGTGTTGTTGAACAAAGAAATAACATCGCCAGCCACAAAAATTGATGCGGGAATAGTGATTCCAGCGGCAAGTGGCAAAAACTTACCAACGTCTGCCGCTACAAGCGTGCCAGTCGTTGAACTAGACGGAATATTCAAATACCCAAGCGTCACCGCATCCGTAGATGGAAGCGTCTGGGTAAGCGTGCTTGCGGTATTGGCAGACTGAAGAACCGAAGTTCCAGCGCCACTAGAATTACCCTGAAGTTTGATTGCGCTCATGATTAATCCTTTAAGCAGCGATGAGCCAAACTTGGCTCGTGGGAACTGTTACGGCAACGCCTGTTGCCACGGTGACAGGCCCAACGCTAAATGCGTTTGAACCGGCAGTTACAGAATAGTTGGAACTGATGGTCTGGTAAGACTCAAGAACTGGCCCAGAAGACCCACCAGCCGGTGTAGCCCAAGTGCCGTCTCCACGCCAAAACGTTGTGCTAGATGCAGACGTTCCACTATTCAAATTTGTAACCGGTAAATTGCCGGTTACATCAGCAGTCAATGATACCGCGCCAAACGTTGGTGCCCCTGAAGCATTACCATGAAGAACGGTCGTGCTTGTTCCAGTGCTACCAAGCGTGCTTGGAGCGGAACCAGATCCACCGCCAATCACCAAAGCATTTGCAGTTAGCGCACTGCTAGATGCCCAAGCATTGCCGTTTGAGAAATAAGGAATACCACCAGACGTTCCGGCAATCGTAAATGCTGGCGTGGTCGTAGGATTGGCAATAGAAACAATGCCGCCCGTCCAGCTCACCGACGTAACCGTTCCCGATCCACCTCCTGCCGGCGTCGCCCAAGTTCCATCGCCACGCCAGAAGGTGCTGGCCGATGCGCCCGTTCCGCTTCCGAGGTTTGTCACCGGCAAATTGCCGGTGACTTGGCTTGCCAAATTAACACCTGTAAGCGCTCCACCAAGCGTCAAGTTGCCCGAGCTAGTGACGTTGCCAGTCAGCGTAATCCCGTTGACCGTGCCAGTGCCGCTAACCGAGGTCACCGTTCCAGCGCTAGCCGCAGGAGTTGCCCACGTACCGTCGCCACGCCAGAAAGTTGTTGACGATGCCGAGGTTCCCGAATTCAGATTAGTAACTGGCAGATTTCCGGTAACGCCTGTCGTTAGCGGCAGACCCGTAGCATTGGTCAGCGTAACGCTTGCAGGCGTGCCAAGCGTCGGCGTGGTCATCGTCGGGCTAGTCAGCGTTAGTCCGGCAATCGTTGCCGCTGTAGCGCCGAGCGCCACGTTGGTCGATCCAATTGTGACCGAGCTGTTGGTCAGTCCAGCGTTAGGGATCGTCGTAGATGCCGTCACAGCGCTTGCGCCGTTGGCATACATATAACCGGTCAAACCAGTCACGGTAAGCGTGCTAAACGCGCTAGAACCCGATGCAGCGACCTTCTGCCAGGCTGAGCCGTTATAAACAGCCCAATCGCCAACTGCCCAAGTGCTGATGCCGTTTAGGTTAGTCGAGCCAGCAGTCGAGACAACGTAGTAATACCCGAGCGTTCCAACGCTCGATGTAAGCGTCGGGCTATTAGTCGAAGCATTCCATGTCCCTTGGTAGCTGTTGCTGGTTGTTGCAATCGTGCTTGCAGCAGTAATCCGGCCTTGAGCGTCGACGGTGATCTGGGGAATGCCAATTGACGTGCCATACGTGCCAGCCGTGACTGCCGTGTTTGCAAGAGCAATCGTGCCGGTCGACGTAATTGGACCACCCGTCAGACCCGTTCCGGTTGCGACGTTAGAGACGCCACCAGCGGTCGACGCAATGGTGACCGTGCCACCTGCGCCACCGTCGGTGATCGTGATATTTGTGCCTTGTGTCAAAACGCGCCCATTTGGCAGCGTTGCAGATGCGCTAAGCACAACGTAACTGTCAGTGGCAGGAGCGCCACCTGAGCTAATTGGTGCGCCGGCTGCGCCGACCAGCGTAATAAAGTTTCCATTAGCGTCATAAGTTGCGCCAACGGGGACCACGTTTTGAGACGTGACCGTGTTTACCTGATTGGTCTGCGACATTTGCTATTCCAAATTAAAGAGAAAAGCCGACCTTTGTGAGATCGGCTTTCCTTCTCGCTCACCCGATTAGGGCTGGAACGTGAGATCGTAACCGTAGACAAATACGTCAACGGTGGCAGGGTAAGACGCTGCCGTGCCGACGTTAAAGTATACGTTCTGACCCGTCTGAGCTGCCGTAGACGCCACAGTTCGCTGCGACACAACCGAAGCGCTCGTCAAAGCGCTCAGAGAAGCATTCGCCACGATTGCGGTGCCGCTTGCGCCAGGCGCTGAAAACACGCCTGCCAAAGGGACGGTTGCGGTGCTCAGGTTTGCCGAAGCGTTTGTCACGATGACGTTTGAAACGCTGTAGCTGCTGGTGTTAAGAACCGGCAGAACGGTATCACCCGTCACTGCCAAGCTGACTGACTGAGCCGATGCCAACAAACGCAGAGCTTGGTTTGAGCCAAGAACCTGCGGATGATTGGCAACGGTAGTTGCGGGTCCCGGATTCGCCATGATTGATTCCTTAAATCTTTGTTAATTAAGCTGCGACGCGGCAAGCCAACTCAGGGTAGAGCATCGCCCAACCGTAGAGCACGTCAAGGCGGCACGGGATTGAGTCATTGTTGATTGTGTACTGACGAACGACGCGGATCGAAAGACCCAGATCTTTGTCAGATGCACGACCAGCAAATACGACCCCGGCCGGCAGCTCAAGATCCGCACAAGCCAGCGTCTCTGCATTGCGGTGCAGGATGATGTTTTGTGGCGAAACCGTTCCGGTGTTATTGAACGGAGTCACAACAGCGCTTGAGCTAGTGGCCGAAACGTAGCAGTTCTGGAACTGGCCAGCAGTAATAATCGCGGGGCTAACCGTAACCGAAGCCGAGCCACCCGAGCTGATGGTCACAGCGCTGGTAACAACGAAGTTACGCAGACGGTTCGTGCCGTACGGCTGACGGTTCTGCGGGTTGACGGCGTAGACGTTAGCGATGGTGATCACGTCGCCCTGTTGGATCGGTGCCGCTGCCGATGCCGCCGAAATGGTGATCGTTGAGGACGATGCCCAACCCGAGGTCAGCGAACCGGTGAAGGTTGCAGTGTTGGTCGAAAGGGTTGCACCAGCGTAAGAGCCAAAAGTCTGGCTAACCACGTTCTGATCCATCTTCCAGCGCATACCAGCCGAATCGGTGCCCATCATGCCCTTTTCGTACTGCTCGGAGATCTTCTGATTAGGCATAAACAGCCCTTTCAACGAATCAACGATGGTTGCAGACGTGAATGGCTCAACGATACAAGCACGGCGTCCATCGCGTGGCGCACCTTCTGAGTCCAGATAAGCCTGGCCGGTCAAGTAGGTCAACAGCGAGGTAGGAGGAACGCCAGCGGTACCAACGATGTTAGCCACGTTGTTCTTGGCAAGCACCAGACCGTCACGGTCAATCTTGTTAGCAATAGCAGCAACGCCAGGCTTGATAACGCGATCCGAGAACATATCCAGCGAGAGAGCCAGATCTGCCGTCGAAAACTGCGTATCAACGTGGAATTGGGTATTTAAAGTGACAGGAATTGAAGTCTCGTTGAAGTCTTCGACGGCGAGATTTGGTCCCGTGGTTCCAATAAACCGTGCTGGTTTACGGACGTTAACAGTTGCACCAATCTTGGCACCTGCAACGGCGAATTGATCGTCGTATTCACGGTTAACTTCGCTGGTAAAGGTGAGTTCGTTTTCCAAGACCATCAACGCTTCGTTGGTGATCTTGCTGATCGTTAAGAGGGTATTAGCCATTTCATTTCCTTCGGATCAAAGATCCATTAATCTGTTTACCTAATCTTGCCGGCTTGTCTAGCCGCTTTCCATGCTGCGTATGTCCCATGAAATTCACCTTTGGAATTCACAAGATTGTCAGCGGTTGCGTTGCTTGACTTGATAGGGTTGATCGGGGCTGGTGCCTTGCTTTTTACCACAGATCTCTCAGGCTTGCTAGTTTCAGATTTCTCAAACTTTGCTT